TTTCAAGAACTAATGGCTCAACTTAAAAAAGCGTTAGCTGAAAACCGTTTAGAAGCAAGATTGAAGCATTTTTCAAAATATAAAGTTTTAATAATCGATGAAGTTGGATATTTGCCTATTGATGTAGATACAGCCAATATATTTTTTCAATTAATATCTAAACGATATGAAAAACACTCAACAATTATTACAACCAACATGCCTTTTTCAAGTTGGACAGAAGTATTTGGTTCAGCAAGAATTGCTAATGCAATATTGGACAGATTATTGCATCACTCACATGTTATATCTATAAAAGGTCCTTCATACAGATTAAAATCTAAAATGAAATATTTTAACAGTTCTTCTAATACGTCATCATAGTACAATTTTTGTACATAAATATATTCCACTTTTTGTACAAAGATATATTGACATTTACACCATAAACTGTTTTGCCTTATATCTTACCAATACATTCTCACTTTTAAGTTCTTTCTTCCACTTTTCTATAAAATATTCCTTATTTTCCACCATAGCATTAAACGTATTTACAAAGGCTTGATACAAAACCTTATCATTTATATGCTTATTCTCACAGCTCTTTTTCCCCTTTACTTCATATTTTTTATTACATCTCCAAACAACCCTTCTTAACCTTTCATCTGTAGAATTCCAAACCTTCCTGCCAAAAGGGCTACCACAATGTCCGCAGATAACTCTTCCTGCAAAAGGATTATCAACTGTAGCATAATCAAGCTTACTGATGTTATATTTTTCTGCAAAAGCTCTTCTTCTCTCCATTTCAAGCTGTACTGCGGTATGCATTTCTTTATCAATAATTGCAGGGTGGCTTTCTTCTACATAATACATTGGAACTTACCGTTGTTAACTGCTCTTTTTTTGGTCAAAAAATCAACTGTATAAGTTTTTTAAAGAAGTGCATCACCTTTATTTTGAAAGGCTCCCATCTTGGCAGGACTTGCATTTAGAGAAATAAAAGTTATATGTGATAAGGCTACCATCCAAAAAAGCAAAATAGCCTCAAAGCTTAACACTTCAAGGCTTTTATCTATTGTATCAATATGTTGTTCAATTTTGTCTTTGGACGATGATGTTGATACAAGAAGGAAATATGAGCGTAGCTTCGCTTGAAGGAATAGTTATAATTACATTGCCTACGGTAATTTTTACTTCATTTGAAGAAGTAATATTTTCTTCTAAATAACTTTCTTTTAATGAAATAGCATGAAACACAGGTTGTATATTTTCTGATTGTGATTTCATTAATCTTCTTTTGTGATAATAAAACTGGGTTTTACAAATGTTATTTTCTATACAAAAGTCCTTTACTGTTATTGAACCATTATATGATTCAAATTTCTTTATATATTCTTCCCATTCAGCATAGCTCATTTTTTTACCCATAAATTACCTCCCATCGATAGTATTTGCTTTTATTCTATCAATGGGAGGATGAGATATCTATGTACTTATTTTTTGACGCTTACTTATAAATAATCTAAAAGCAACAAAAATAGTATGTTATGATTTATAAAAATTTTTTAAAATAACTTTTTAATTCACATATACATTAACAGCTAAATTAGGGTTGAGTACAAAATAATCAATACCATTAAGGGTATTGGTAATGATGAATGAAAATACTCAAACCCTCTATTATCAAATATCAAGCACTTATTTAAATATTTTATTTATACCTTTTTCAAGTACATAATCTTCTTTTTTGTCATTAACATATATTTCTATATTCTTTGGTTTCTCCTTAATGATAAAATATGCTATTATTTTATCATTTACAAAATTGTCATTTGTCGCTGGTTGTTCATTAATTTTTATTTTCAATACACCACCAACATTTTTTGCTTCCAGAGTTGATGTAACATAATTATTCTTACCTAAATTTTTATTATAGTAAAACAACATTTCATATGGGTTTGCATTTTCCAACGAATAAATATATATTCCTTTGTCTGAATTTTTATCACTTATCCATTTAATCATTTCTGAATTTAATTGGTGCTCGTCTTTAATTGTTTGGAAATCTACTGTTTCACACCTATATACATGTAAACAAATTACTATACTTATTCCAAGAAAACAAACTATGCTTATTATTGCAATTAATAATTTTTTCAAAAACTCTACCTCCATTCTCTCATAAAATATTTTTATTATTAGGTCATAAAATACATCGATACCGTGGCAAATTTACCACAGTATCTTTTTATTGATTAAAATTTTAGTTGTGCAACCAAATAATATCTGCTGATTTGTTTGTTAGTTTTGCAGATATACGGCTTTTAACAGTGCTATCTCCACAATTAAAAGAAAATTCGTACCAAGCTATTTGATCTCTACCTACCTGATTATTATGCAAGTCCATATCTCTATGTTGATATTCGTAATACCCGTCAGCAGCTTTCTTTTGAAGTTCAGCTTGACTCTTATCTTCATGTGCTGTCGCATAGGCAAAAGCCCAAGACCTGCTAATATCCCTTGTCATTAACGCATTCCATATTCCATGTCTATATCCATCTGATTTATCTCCCAAGCCATTATAACCAAATTTTTCTTGTGTCCACTTAAAAGCAATTTCTTTTATTGAATTCGTCATAAGAGCAGCTGCTGGGTCAGAAGCTATTAATAACTTTTCTGACGTTGTCAATCTTGTCCAATCACTATAAGACAATGCAAAAGCAGAAGTTCCAAAAGAAAAACTTAATAACTTTTCTTTTTTAGGTTTTTCTTTTAATTCAAATTTAGAATTAAAATATTTAACCACTTTCTTGCTATCATCTGATGGATTTGATTTTTTATATGCCTCTATTTCTTTACAGAGAGCATAAAATTTGTTATCTATTGGATAACCCTTTTTTTCTAATTCTTTTTTAACATCTTCAATAGTACCAGATGTTTTAAAATCTTCGTAACTCTTTAAATTCTTTAGGTATTCTTTCTTTTCTGCTTTTTTCTTTCTAAATTCTGCTTTTTGATTTTTGTCAGTAATTCTATTTTCATCAAACGAGTCAATTTCTTTATTTTCCTTGTCCTTAATTTCTGCAATAGCATTATTTAACAGTATTTCAGCCTGTAAAAGTTCATCGTCACTTTCAGCCAAACCAACAGAGTTATTTGCACCAAATGAAACACTTATATCCAATACTAAAATACTTACGATCAAAAACATTACTAACAATTTCTTCATTTTAAGCACTCCTTCTTAATGTCTGTTACTAGTCGGTTGCAGAATTCTGCAACCATTGATTTTACTATTTTTTTAGCCATAAGGCTTTTATATTTTCTTCCACTGTGGCATTATTAAGTTATTAAAAAATCTAAAACTATCCACAAATGAAGATAATATCATATTTTATATAAGCAACATAAAACAACTTAACTTTTTGAGCAAATATATAAATTTAAAAACATGGATAATAAATTAAATCTTGGTTATTTTCTTAAACATGCTCTTTATTTTATATAAATCAACCGGTTGATTATATGCACAAATCAGAACTATCAACTATAAGCTATTTGGACTCACCCCTATATATAAATCTACAATTAATGTATCTAATGCTTGTCCATCTTTTATGTCAGTTACAGTCACATTATATACTACAGTTATTTGTTGTAAATTATTTATATTATTCATCTTTTCATTATATGTATTTTGTAATAAAATCAGCTCCTCAACATATCTTACATATACAACATTTACTATCTTAAACTTATATCTACTTGTATTATTAAACTCTACTACTCTACCTTAAGAATACTAATTAATCTTAATTCTTTTTTATTCTATATTAAACACAAAATTTTTTCAGAAGTCACTGTATATAATTATTTATCAAATATATATTTTTGTCTTATTGTATATAATAACCATTTCATCTACAATTATATATATATATATATATAATGTCAATTATATTTTTTCTATTTTTTTCTACATTATTCTGCATATACCATATTAAATTTAATTGTTTTGTTTAAGTAAACTTAAATTTACATATTATTTTAGTTATATCCTTTTGCTTCATAAAAAAGAAGCTAGATTACTCTAACCCCTTAAATGCCATTATTTATCATAGCTTATCACTCTATTTCACTGCCATCTTTAAATACAAAAGTTATCTTACCATCAGCATTTACAACCACACTATCAACTGTTCCAAGCCAAAGCTCCTCATCAAACTCATCAAGTAATTCATTTCTATCTATTAAAACCTTAATAAACTCATCTATCCTATCTTTCTTAACCAATCTTTCAAACCTCTTGTTTTCAGCATCTTCAATTGCCTTTCTCATATTTTCATAGCTTACAACTAAAGCATTGTATCTCCTCATATATTCCTCTTGGTCCTGTGCTTTAGTTGCATTATCACGAATACATCTGTTTATCTCATTAAGAATTTCTTTTGCTTGTCTTTCAAGCCCATTTATTTTTTCATCTAAATCTTTGGTATTAGTAAATTCCTTTATAACTTCCTCATACCCTTTTAATATTTCTTCCTTATTACTTATCACCCTATTGAATACCTCAACAAATGCCTTCTTTAAGTCTTCCTCATTTATTACAGGCGTCTTGCACTTTTTCTCATTCTTATACTTTGAATTGCACTGATAAATTATTTTCCTATACTTATCATTTGAGTGCCAAACCTTTCTACCGTAAAAACTTCCACAATCACCGCATATAATCTTTCCTGAGAAATAGTAACTTCCTGTCTTATACCCTCTTGCCCCTTTTCTATTCTTAAGCTCCATCTGCACTAAAGCAAATACTTCAGGTGAGATAATTGCAGGGTGACTGTTTTCTACATAATACTGTGGAACTTCACCTTCATTTCTCTTTATCTTCTTTGTTAGAAAATCTACTGTAAACTTCTTTTGAAGTACTGCATCTCCTTTATATTTTTCATTTTGAAGTATACTTAATACTGTGCTTTGATGCCATACTCCTTTACCTGCTGGTGTTGGAACTTTGTTTTCTGTTAAATACTTTGCTATGCTTAATGCTGTTTTTCCCTCTAAAAACATTCTATATATCAGCCTTACAATCTTTGCTTCTTCCTCAACTATTTTAGGATAGCCATCTTCTCCCTTTGTGTAGCCTAAAAAGTTTTTATATGGCAAACTAAACTTACCATCTGCAAATCTTTTTCTCTGTCCCCAGGTTACGTTTTCACTTATAGACCTTGATTCTTCCTGTGCTAGTGAGCTCATTATAGTAATTAAAAGCTCTCCTTTGCTATCCATTGTATAGATATTTTCCTTTTCAAAATATACCTCTACACCTTTTTCCTTCAGCTTTCTAACTGTTGTTAATGTATCAACCGTGTTTCTTGCAAATCTACTAACTGATTTTGTAATTATAAGGTCTATCTTACCACTTAGTGCATCTTCAATCATTCTATTAAATCCATCTCTCTTTTTAGTGCTTGTTGCTGATATACCTTCGTCTGTATAGACATTTACAAATATCCAATCAGGGTTTGATTTAATATGTCTTGTATAGTAGTCCATCTGTGCCTCAAAGCTTTGAAGCTGTTCTTCATTGTCAGTTGAAACTCTTGCGTAAGCAGCTACTCTTTTTCTATTTACTTTTGTTTTTGTAATTGGAGAAACATTATTTGCTGTTGCAGGTATAACAGTTACGGCTCTTGCCATAAGTTTTTCCTCCCTTCAATTCTTTTAAGGCTTTCTTCTCTTGCCCTTTGACGTTTTTCTTCACTCCAGCTTTCACTTCTTGGTTTATAACTCCATTCTTTTTTAACTATACTTCCATCGTTTAATATAAAGGCAATTTTTCCCTGCTCTATAATCTGTATTTCCTTTATTTTCTTTTCAAACTCTTCTGTTCCTAAAACCTCATTGCAAAGTGAAATTAAAATATCCTCAGGGATCTGTTTTGCTGGGCAGGCATCTTTACCATATTTTAAATAGGTAGAACACTGCCATATAAACTTATCCCTTACTCTTTTCCTTCTATACTTCTTACCGCATATACCACATATAATTTTTCCTGAAAATATTTGATTCGAACTTTCTTTTTGATTTGAATACTTTGATTTTCTTTCTTCTAAAATCTTCTGGGCCTTTTGAAATGTTTCTAAATCGATTATTGCTGGATGTGTTTCTTCTGCATAATATCTTTGAAGTTCTCCTTTATTTCTAACTAAAGTCTTTGTTAAATGGTCCTTTACATATTTTTTCTGCAAAAGTGCATTTCCTGTATACTTTTCATTCTTTAATATTTCTACTACCCTTTCAGAGTTCCACTTGCCACCCCTTATTTTTTCTATTCCCATTTCTCTTAGTTTCTTTGCTATTTTAGTTGCACCAATTCCATTTATATAGTCTTGAAAAATCATTCTAACTATTTTTGCCTCATCCTCATCGATTTCTATTTTCCCTTTTTCAATGCTGTATCCATACATAAACCTAATATTTACAAGTTCTCCTTCTTTAAAGCCTTTTCTTATTCTCCATTTAATATTTTCACTAACTGACCTTGATTCTTCTTGTGCAAATGAAGCGAGGATAGTTAGCATAAGCTCACCATCCCCGCTAAGGCTGTGTATATTTTCTTTTTCAAAGTAGACGTCAATATTTAAAGATTTTAGTTCTCTTACAACCTCAAGTAAAGTAACAGTATTTCTTGCGAATCTTGAGATTGACTTTGTAACTATCATGTCAATTTTACCCAATCTGCAATCTTCTATAAGTCTTTGAAACTCTGGTCTTTCATCCTTTGTCCCAGTATAAGCCTCATCAGCATATACCCCTGCAAATTCCCACTCACTGTGTTTTTGTATAAAGCTACTATAGTAACTTATTTGAGCTGAAAGAGAGTGAAGCATTGCATCCTTACCACTTGATACTCTTGCATAAGCAGCAACACGTTTTTTAGCTAAAGCCTTTATTATTTTAGGTTTAATCTTTATTACTTTTCTTTGCATTCTCGATTCCCCCTTTCAGCTACACATGTTAGCTCTAATACTCTCGCAAAGCAAGTTAATTATATGTTAGTAATTCTATGGCTGGTCTATATTTATCAATAAACATCTTTTTAATTTTTTCAAAGTCATCTTCATTAATTATATTTTTTGAAAGCATTGATTTTGCGATAGCAATTGATATCCTATAGTTTTTCTCCCTTTCAAACTGCTCTTTAGTCACAAAAATCCCCCCTTTTAAGCATAAAAAAAGAAGCCCATAAAGAGCTTCAAAATTATTTAGATTCAATAATAACTGCATCTATACCCAATTCTTTTAATCTTTTAACCTGCTTTTCAGCATTATCTTTTATTGTGTATGAACCTGCCATTACTCTGTATAATACTTTAGAAGTTTCTACATATTTTATATTTAACTGTTCTAATATAGCCTTTGCAATTCCTTTTGCTATTTCATCTTTTTTACTGTCAAATAATTTGTTATCCTCACTATTGTCAATAAAGCCCACCTCCACAAGAACTGCTGGTGATTTTGTTTCCCTTAACACATAAAAATTTGCTGTCTTTACTCCTCTATCTACAAAACCTAATCCTACAAGGGAGGTTTGTATCCTTTTTGCTAATTCTTTTGATTTTTCACTACCAATTATATATATAAATGTTTCAGATCCTTTTGATTTTTCAGGCTTAAAGGCATTTCTATGAAAGGATATAAAATAGTCATAGTCATTTTTCCTTTCAAAGTCGCTTCTATCTTTAAGACTAACAAATACATCTTTATCTCTTACTTCATCCACAACAACCCCATGCCTTCTTAATTCTCCTGCAACCTTTAAACCAAGTTCTAAATTATCATCCTTTTCACATCTTCCTTTATATACTGCTCCACTATCTACTCCACCATGTCCATAGTCTAAACATACCCTTGCCATTACTTTTCTCCCCCTTCATTTATTTGTTTTAAAAGTTCTTTTAGTTTCTCTGGGACAGGGAGTCCAATCTTTGCTGAATTTTCAATGATACTTATTCCTTCATTTGAAATGTAGAAAAAAATAACGGCGGTGCGAACTGCACTACCGCTTTTAATTACATTAACATCAATTATATTCCCTATTCCAACCATGATAAAAATAAGAATCTTTTTAAATATCCCTCTAAACCCAACCTCACTTGAAAGTTTCCTCTCAAGAACTGCTACCATAATGCCTGTTATATAATCTATAACCACGAAGGTTATAAGTGCATACATAAACCCATCAAATCCTCCTAAAAAATAACCTAAGTAACCGCCAATGGTAGCAAAAACTATTTGTATTGTGTTGTTTTTCATCTTAATCATCCTCTCTTAATAATAATCAAAGGCAAAATCTATTAAGTCTATCTCAAATGTATATTGGACCTTCATTGTATTTGCATCCGTTTTTTCAACTGGCTGAGCAAGCTTTGTATGAGCTCCACAGGGTTTTGACGTTGCTAAATAATAAATTCCAAAATATACATAATCATTGTTGGAATATCTATACATTGAAATAAACTTATCAGTCCCTATTATTGGGTATGCAGTTGAATCTGAATAGTCTTCATAATAAAGATAATCTCTATATGCTTCCACCAGATTGCCTTCAGGAGTTATTACTTGATAAAATCCTGCTCCACCCTGTGTTCCATAATATTGTAAATATATTCTATTTTTTGTTCTGTAAATTATATTCCCTATATAGCATCTTCTTTCAACATTTCCACTATTCATTCCTTTAGAGGCAAACCATGTTGAACTTCCTATCTTAGGTTTTAAGTTTAACTCACTTATTAAATTGCCATTTAGATCTAATCTTAATAATCTGTTCGTATATACATATTCATTATTATTTTGTGGATCTTGTCTTGAATTGTATCCATAAACCTCTATATATCCATCACCTGTCATTATTGGGTTTAATGTATAGCCAACATAACTAAAATTCGTATTATATGCGTCTTTAAAAGTTGTTGTTAAATTTATAGGGCCAACAGTTGACAATAATACCCCTACATTACTCCATTTGTAAATTTTTATATATTGATTTGGGTAGCTATAATATGTGTAAAATCCTACAAAATAATCTATTTCTCCATTTTCTTTATATACAGGAACAACATCATTTAATTCTCCTGCAGGAAACGCTCCACCAGAAGAATTAAGTAATTTAATCGCTTTCGAAAAATCCACATAGTAGTCTAGATTTAAATCAAACGGCAGATAAATCTGATGTCCTTTTAAATCATCGGGATATTGAATATAGGTTGTATTAGTTGCACTTGTTATAGTTGCATCGCAGTATGCATATCCTTTATGGTAATCTGTAAATCTTAATGTTCTCCTAAAGCTACCATAACCACCGCTATAAAATATATAATAAATTGCCCAATATTTCTCTTTATAAAAATTTTGTTTTGCATAGATAGTTCCATCTCCATTATTTCTTCCAAATATGGGTGGTCCTATATAAAATTTTTCTCTTTTCGAAGGCTCAGCTCCCCAATATATAGATTCGAATCTTCCATTAGCAGCATGTGTTGGAAAGTCAAATACAAATGTAGCCCTTATTTTCCCATTAAGTATTTCCATTTTACTTTCTACCTTATTTATTGTCCCTCTTAAAGTATCCGTTCCTGAATACTCAGTATTTCTATAAGCATATCCTATTATATTTCCCGTTACTTTTTCTGTGTTTGACGATTCAGGTTTTGTGGAGTCAGTAAGATATATACATTCAAAACTATTATTAAATTGATCTTGACTTCTGTTATTTATTCCCATTATTCCTCCTGCAAAATGCCTTAAAAACATGTCCTTAAAAAAGAGGTCAGGAATAATGTTCTCAGTGTATGCTTCCTTTACTTTTTTATTTGTTTTTGCATCAAATAATTCAACTAATACTTTTCCTTTTATTCCTCTGCCATCTTTAAGTTTTATTTCCTTAAAAACAGTGTTGCTTAAAAAGTCTTTATTGTATGAAACAACTTCTCTCAAATTACCACCCTCTTATGCAAACATTATTTTTATTTTTTTCAGCTTACATACATCGTCTAATGTAGGCTTATTAAGCAAATATGCAAATCTAATGGTTCTGTTTTCTGTTAATATCTGATTTAATAAATCCATGTTCAATTGATTTGTGTTGTTTGTATCTATTCCTTGATTTAAAAATTGATTAATGTCGTTTATATCAATTACCTCAAATACACCACTTGTTTGATTATAGGTATAATATGAAGAACCACTGTCAAAACTTATTACTAATCTAATCACTCCATTTGTTGAAATTGGATTGCCACTTGCGTCTCTTCTTACAAAGCTTGCATCAACAGCTATACTTAAGATGTTTTTACCTGAGGGTATTATAAAATCTGATTTTTGCTTTATTACTTTAGGCTTGCTATTTACTACTTCCTTTGTTTCTAATATATATTTAGTAGGGTTTGCTTTTTTAGTATAATCATCAGTATAAAAATAAAGCTTTGGATTTCCTAAAATTCCTGAATAACTTTGTGGAATATTATCTAATCCAAAACTTAAAAACATTTCTTCAGTTAGAGGTAAATCACCAATTTTGCTCCATGAACCACCAGAATAAGTTTTTACCCCATCATCATCAACCATAAGGTATTTTTCATTCATTGGAATATAATTTGAATTGTAGTATATCGTATAATTTTTGCCGTCAGCTGTCCCAGGAAAAAATATTAAAGATGACCCATTGCTTAATGTTAAAGTTTGCGTTCCTACATTAGGGTTGTCAAAACTATTTGTCCCACTATTTGGTATTTTTTCAATTACAAGTCTAATAACGCCTGTTTCAAATAAGGTCAATTCCCAAATTAAATCGTTAGCATTCCAATTAGAATATGATGCGTTCCCTTCCCACCTTATTCTGAAAGTTTTCTTTCCACCTTCAATTTCTAAAGCATAATATAGTTTATTATAACTTGCATCTCTTCTATTTATTTTTAGATGCTCTGTTGCTGAACCAAAACCTACCCAAGAGTTACCTGATGTTCTTAATTGCCTTACAACTGAACCGTTATATTTAAAGTCAAAACCCATATCCGGGAGTGTTACTGTTGTATCATCATTGCTTGTTCCAAAGAGTGTCATCCCACTGTTTCCTTTAGGCTGTGCTGGTGTTTGAACTATCCCCATATAATCACCCCTATACTTCCTTTATTGTTGCGTTTAATGAAACTAAACTGTTATATTCTTCTCTATTTGCAAGATTGACACCATAAATTACACCATTCCCTAATGTGCTTTCAAAAATTCCTTGATTTATATATTCTAATTCCTTAATTGTTGCTCTTTCATAACTTATATATGTTCCATCTGTCTGTTTTTCAAAATCCAAGTCAAAATTAATCCAGCTGTCAAAATCATAATCAGACATTTTATATCTTGAAAAAGTTTCTGATATTCCAACAGATGCTTTTGAAATATTTAAATCTATCAAACATTCCAATGATTTAGCCAAGTAATCAGCATATGAATTTGTCTGCACTATGTTAGGTTTAATATCATTTATTAGTTTTTGAACACTTGTAAGGACTATATCTTGCTTTTGCTGTTCTATCTTATTTAAAAACAATTCATATAAGAATGCTTGTAAAACTTCTGCTCTTGGAAGTTTAGGGCTTAATCCGCCTTCAAGGTTTCTTCCTTCAATTGTTACCTGAAGATTGTTTTTCTCAATAGTAAAAGTTCCATTTGATGTTTGCATTTCTATAATAAAAGAATGTTGTCCTGCTGTAACCTGCGGCATTGGCAGTGTAACATTTATTATATTATCCCCTGATGCTATCTTTTGAACCGGCTTTAAATCGTAATATTTGTTATCCAGTGAAAAGAAAATGCTTAATGTTAAATCAAAGCTTGCCTTTCCGGAAATTACAATATTTGCTGTTAAGTTTGTATCTGCAGATACTGAAAAACCTATTATCATAGCTTGATATTTTGTAGTTGAAATATTTATGGTTTCTGCATTTCTCTTTAGTATTAATTGATTTTGAGAGTCAGATATTTTACTTTCTATCTTTTCAATCATGGACTCAAAATCTAATTTTTCAATTATTGTATTTAATGGATCGCCTAATTCAATTTTTGTATTTAAAGGATTTAAAAGGTCAATTCTTTTCTTTATAACCCTGAGCTTTGCTGTAATTCCTAATAGTTCATGCTTAACTTCAACCTCATCACCAAGATTAACTTCTGTAAGGCTTTTAAAGTTTTCATATTCTTTTATCTTAGAAAGCTCTAGAAAGTCCACTTCTATATTTACAAAAGGATTTGATGCTTTCTTTATATATTCCTTCCCTAAGTTTCTTAATTCATCCACATCTCCTGCATCAAATTCAACCTTTTTTACTATTGGGTATGGCAGAATCTTAGAAACATCACCTTCAGCCTCAATATATCTTTCAGGAAGAATTAAGTTGTCTTTGCCTATTGGATACACCTTTGTTGCAAAATTATTAGTATCAATTATGGCCCTCATTCCTTTTATGTTCTTACCATACTTTATTAATATCCCTGAATTAGTTCCTAATTGCTTAAGTATTTCAATATTAAAATTATCTCTTTTCACTTCTCCGCCATAATATTGAAGTATTTTAAAGAAATCTTCAAGTGCATTTACATTCCTTATACTAAATGGATAAATGTTCTCCTCTGGTGCTGTAAATTTAAAAACTGCCTGTGCTTCAGGTGGGATAGTTCCTTCTATTGCTTCTTTCATATTTGCATTAACAAGTGTTGCCGCTTCTATAAAATAAAAAGCAAGGTCGTAAAATATATGCCTTGCCCATACCTTTATTTTCCCTATTTTTTCAACTTCTCTTTCTACCTTATATATGCGGAATAGCTGTCCATTTGCCTTTATAATATTAAACTCAACTAAGTAGTTTGCTTTCTTAGAGTTTGCTGGGTATTCTAAATATAAGCTGTATTCACCATTTAGTTCTTCTGTTATTTCTGTTGCTATAGACTCGTCTAAAACACCAAGTCCTATATTTTCAAATTCACCCTTTTTAGTTTTCTTGTCATAAACACAAATCACTACAACCACCGCCAGTTAGGTAAGATCTCAACCTTTGATACATTTCCTGTCCATTCTATGATATTGTTACCCACTTTTAATACTGGAAAGGTTCCACTAACTTTTGAATTTAAGTTGTTAAGGTCATCATCATAGCAGTCATAAAGAGCGCAATCAACTATTATTTTATTTGATAATCCGTTTATTTTTATCTCATTTCCATTTATTTTAAGCGTTATATCTCCTGAGCCATAAACATAAATCTTGGGTAAACTATATATTGTTCCTGGATTTATTAAATTAGTTCCATTTTGGGTTATTGTAATTACGTTGTTTGAAACTGCATATTTAAATGGCCTACAATTAAATATGATTATAAATTTTGAAGAATATCTTAAAACCTGTTTAAACTCTATTGAATTTGCAACTTGAGCTATATACTTTTTATCATTCTGGAATGAAAATATTAAATCACTCTCTCCTGAATTTAAAAGCCATGCAGTTATTTCGTCTATTTTTTGAATGATATTTTCTGCTGTTATTGAGCATTGAGCGACAATAGTAATATCCTCATAGGTTCCTTCATCATATCTTAAACTTGAATCTCTACCTGGAATATCAATGTATGATACTCTTCTTTTAGGTGATGGGATAGTAGGCCTTGAAGTTATTAAAATACCATAGTCTAAATAACTATCTTTCCCTGCAAAATTAAAGCTAAGCATTACCTCCCACCCCTTCCAAGTGAAATACGCTGTCTATAAAACTCAAGTTCATATGCAAGGTGTTCTATATCTTTATCAGAATTGTTATAGAAATTTTCTATGTGTAAAGTCAAGCCTGCACTACTACTGCTTCCCTTTGCCTTTTCAATCGCTCTTGCCATAAGATCATCTAATCTATCAATAGGTAAAACAGCCTCATTCCCTGCCTCTCCGACACCAATTATACTCGGTCTTGTAAAAATTCCCCCGCTTGCATACCAGTTAACATCTAAATAAGGAACACTTGGTGGTTTTAAGCTAAATTCACCTTTTATCGAAAAATGCGGCAGCTTTATTTTAGGTATTTTAAAGTCAAACATATCAGATAACTTTTCTTTAATAGAAATTGCTATACTTTTTATTTTTTCAAAAACCTCTCCCAATTTTCCACCTGTTATGCTGTTTATAAAGTCAAAACCCTTGCCCCAAACTGATTTATAGCCTTCAATATAAGTTCCTATAATTCCTTTTATTCCACCTCCATGTTCATTTATTGTGTTTTTAATGCTTCCCCATACATTAGATGTTTTAGTTTTTACATTTTCCCATGCGTTTGATATATTTTCTTTTATGGAGTTAAATTTTGTACATATATTTTCTTTTAAATTGTTTAAAGTTTCTTTTATACTATCCCAATTTTTAATTAGTAAGACTCCAACTGCAATAATACCTGCAATAGCCATAGCAGCAATTCCAACAGGCCCAGTTAATGCTGTGAACGCACTACCTAATACTCCTGAAACACCACCTGCTGTTGCCATTGCCCCTGATACACTTCCTATTACAGTTGAAAGAGTACCTGCTATGCTTATTACCTTACCAATAATTCCAATTACAGGCCCTACTGCTGCAACAATTAGCCCTATTTTTACAATCATCTCCTGCTGTTCTTTTGACATCCCTTGAAATTTATCCATTAATGGCTTTATTACTCCTATTAACTTTTCAAGAACTGGTATAAGAATCTGTCCAAACTGAATTCCAAGCTGCTCAGCCTGTTCTTTCATAACCCTTATTTTATTAGTAGGTGAGTCCATAGTTCTTGCAAGGTCTCCTTGAGCATTTTTAGTGGCTTCCATTATTACACCATACCTTGCCATTACCTTTTGCTGTTCTGTTAGTGCCTCACCCTGCTTAGCAATGCCGTGAGTATATGCATAGGTCTTTATTGTATTTTCATTAATTAATATTCCTAAAGCCTTTAAAGGTTCAGCTTCACCAGATATCCCTGCCTTTAATTTTTCAAAGGCCTCTTCTGGTTTTAAGTTATAAAAGGATGCCATATCATATGAAAGCTGTGTAAGGCCCTCTGACATTTTTAATGCTTCTTGTGATGTTAAGCCCATACTTGTCAGCATTGAATTATAGGTTGCTACATTTTTTCTTACACTATAGGCATTAAGACCAAGTGCTTTTGATATTTCCTCTGACCATTTTCTTGCCTCATCTGCCATAGCGCCCATTGAAACTTCAAAGAGATTTTCAGATTCAACAGCATCCATAGCCATCTTGGTTGCAGCAGTTCCTATACCTATAAGCGGTAATGTTACTGCTGTTGTAAGTTTGCTGCCTATTGACGACATCTTATCTCCTACCGCTTTCATCTTTTCTCCTGCACTATTCATACTTTGGGACAACTTATACCAAGCAGAGCTTTTTTCTTTTAATTCCCTCGTTGTATTTTTAAGTTCATGCTCCATTTTATTAAGTTCAGCTGTTGCATAATTAAGTTTAATTTTTAAATTTTCAGTAGCCTTGGCATCTTCGCCCTTTGCATCAACACTTTCTTTATATGCCTTCTCTAATGCTGCTACTTTATCTTTTTGAAGTTCAATCTGCCTATTTAAACTATCTGCTTTAAGTTTTAATCCTTCTGTTGAATTTCCAAAGTCCCCAAGTTTTGTTGATGCCGCAGCAAATTCACTTTGAACAACCTTTAAGCTTCTTTGTATTTTAGATACACCCTCTTGGAATCCTCTATCATCAAGTCCTATTCTTGCAATTACAGTATTAGCATCCCTTGCCACCATCTCACCTCACTGTTAAAAAATAACGTTATCTATATAGTCAAATTCCTCTTCTACCTCTATTCCATTTACTCTTTTATATACATTAAATAGTGCTTGTAACTTCTTAGGTGTGCATTTCCAAAACTCGTCTTCACTCATCTTCAAGATATTTGTTGCTAAATACAAAAGCCACTCCCAATCCCACGAATCTTGATTGGTGTGGCTTAATGTTCCCCCATATCTTCTTCTACCTCTGGCATAGCAATATTAAGTGCTTTATTAATTGCCAAACTTAAACCTTCTAATTTATCTAATGTTATCATTTGTCCTATTTCTTTTAATGTAATATTTTCATCCTGAGCTTTAATCGTTGCATATATTAACGCTCTTATTGCTTTGAATTTCTTATTTTGCAAATCTTCAAATGCTTTATTTATATCTCCATAAACTTCTTCTAACTCACAGAAGGTGTTCATATCAAATTTTAATTCGTATTCTTTATCCTGTAATTTTATTTTTACGCCTTTGTTTTTTAATTCTGATGCTTTCATAGAATCTCTCCTTTCTATTTAAATAAAAAAGAGGTTTCGTAACCTCATTACATTAAAGTAAGTTAATAACTAATATCCAAAATTAACGGCATATGATCACTAAGATGAATCCAATCTTCAAATTCTCCTATTTGTATGTTTTGAACCTTCTCCTTATCATAAAAAAAATAGTCTATATGATATCCCTTTTCCTTTTTTCTATACAAATAAAAAGTAGGTTTACTCTCTTTACCTTGAATTTCATTTTCTTTATAGTGATAGCAACTACTTAGACCCAAACCTTCTAACATTTTTACCATCACTGTATGGTTTCTTCGTTTATATTGCTTATCCCAACAACTGTTACTGTTGAAATCACCACAAATTAACATGTTTTCTAATTTTTCTTTATATATATTTAAATAAACATAAATATCTTCTACATAGTTGCCACAACCCCAAATTCCTAATAAAGAAAATTTGTTGTTTATTTCACATGAAATAAACCATTCTAAGCCAAATGATTTCCAGTTATTATTTTTTAAAGTGATACCATCTTTCACAAAAATCCCTAATCCTTTATTTTTAAATCCTGTCCATATATAATTACTAGCAAATTTTTTATACCCATTGTCTTTTGTTGTTTGAGGGTCTTCGCATTCTTGAATAACATAAATATCTGCATCTAGTTTTTGAATAGCATCATATTTCCCCCTAAATGCTCCATTGCAATTCCACGAAACGATTCTCAATTTTACCATCACCTCTTATCCTATCAACAAAATTTACATTATTTAAACATTATTATACCTGAATTATTCACCAACCAAAAATTAAACTGAAAAATATTTATAAGAAATCTTAGTATAATTGTTATATGAATAAAATTTTCATAAATTACAGATATTTACATTAAAGAAGAATAGATTTCACCTATAGTATAAAATTTTACTTTTTGAACTTATCAAAGAACAATAATAAAAGAATTTCATTCTAACTTGTGAATATTTGCTACAATCTCATAAAAATCATTTTTATATGCGTAGCTACTGCAAAGCTTAAATATTATGTAGCGACTACTTCTTACTATTCTTGAGGCTATTTT